AAGCCCTTCTCAAAGAAACCTACAAGAAGTAACAGGAGTCATTAAAATGGCGTTCACGGAAAATATGCAGACCCGCACCTACATCTCGGGTTCTGCGATTACGCAGTTCACCTTCGTCACGCTTGCTGCTGACGGTCAAGTTGACAAAACGGGCGACGGCCTTCGCACGGATGGCGTTGCTCTCTTCGGTGCCTCGGGTGCTAACCAAGCCATCCCGGTTGCCTATGACGGTCGTGTGACTGTCCTCTGCGGTGGCACCTTCTCGCGCGGTGACGACATCGCGTCGGATGCCGATGGTAAGGCGGTCTCGGCTGCTTCTTCGGACGTTATCCTTGGGTATGCCCTTGAGGATGGCGCTTCGGGTCGCATCGTGACCATCGAACTGTCGCGTGCTGAGAAAACGGCCTAATCTAGTTAAGTAAAGGAATACAAAGATGGCTATGCTCACCCCGAGTGCTGTTCATATTGACCAGCCGCTTACCAACATCACGATTGCGTTTCTGCAAAACTCTACCTCGTTTATCGCGGATCGTGTGTTCCCCAATGTTCCGGTGTCGAAGAAAACCGACAAATACTACAAGTATGACCGCGAGCATTTCAACCGCACTGGTCAAGTGCAAGAGCGTGCTCCTCGCACCATGTCGCCCCGTGTTGGCATGGCTGTGTCGAATGACAGCTACACCGCGAAGGTCTACTCGATCTCGACGGACTTTGACTTCGAGACGCTTGCCAACGAGGATGCCGCTCTCGACATCCGTGCTGCTGGCGCTCAAATGCTGACGCACCAACTCCTCATCGACCGTGAGATCAAGTGGGCTGACAGCTTCTTCAAGGCTTCGGTGTGGTCCACGGATTACACTGGTGTTGCTGGCACCCCCACGGCTGGTCAAGTCAAGCAGTGGTCGGACTACACGGCCTCGACCCCCATCCTTGACGTTACCAATGCGATGCGGACTGTCCAACTCAAGTCTGGCGGCTTCAAGCCCAACGTCATGGTTCTTGGCAAAGAAGTCCGTGACGTTCTCGTTAACCACCCGGACATCCTTGATCGTCTGAATGGTGGTGCGACGGTTACGAACACCGCTCTTGTGACGGATGCCAAGCTGGCCGAAATCTTTGGCGTGGAAGAGTTCCTCGTCATGGAAGCTGTCCAGAACACGGCGAAAGAGGGCAACACCGAGGTCAACTCGTTCATCGGTGGCAAGTCGGCTGCTCTCTACTACCGTCCGCGCTCGGCTGGTCTGATGGTTCCCTCGGCTGGTTACACCCTCACTTGGAATGAACTGGACAATGCGTCGGGCTACGGCATCGACATCCGTTCGTATACAGGTGACTTCCTCCGCGTTCAGGGCATTGCCGAAATGCTCGAAGCCAACATGGCGTATGCTCACAAAGTTGTTGCTCCTGAAATGGGCACGTTCTTTGCGACCATCGTTGCCTAATCTGGGAGGATAGCATATGGCCCGACACAGTGCTATCCCTTTCCAATTTGACCGCCCCGTGTTTGTGAAAGTTCCGATCCAAGCACGGGGTCGCGTCTGGGAAGTGGACTCGATCTTCAAGTGGAAAGATATGCAAATGGATTCGCATCGTATTATGACGATGTATAACCAAGGCTTTCTTTACCACGACGATGAACTTGAAGCCTCTGTAGACAACACCAAGATCGGTGATGGTCTGGAAGAACTTGATCTCGAATCTCTTCACGAGATGGTCAATAAGTATAATGCTTTGGTCAAAGAGAAGGCCAAGACCGGGAAAGAGATCGAGCGCAAGAACTGCAAGAAAAGCACGATCAAGGCTCGTCAGATTGGGATTATCCGAACTTGGCGACATATCTTCGGTAAAGAATTTGGCGTATAGGTGAAGAGATGGCTTGGAGTTACAATTCTAGTGACCTGAATACTACGGCAGCTTCAGGCCGTCTCAACTCGGTTAGGCTTCTTATCGGTGATACGGACACGAATGACCAACTCACCCAAGACGAAGAAATCTTCTTTGCCCTAGCCCAAAATGGTAACAACGTCTATTACGCTGCTGCGTGGGCTTGTAGGATCGTCTCAGCCAAGTTCTCCCGTCTGGTAGATACTCAACTGGATGGTGCCCTACAAGCCTCCTACAGCGACCGTAGCAAGCAATACACTCTGTTGGCTACCCAGATGGAGGCTCTTGGCAAGAGGGTCTCTGGACGCGCTCTGGGCGTCTCTGCGGGTGGTATCTCTCAGGCTGCTATGGGTGTTGCAAATGCGAATGATGATCGTGTTGCTCCTCAGTTCGCCGTTAACCAATTTGACAACCCGGAGGCAGGTGAAAGCTATCTCCCTGATTACGAGTAATGGCTTTTGATCCTCATACTCTCCGTCAGTTGATTAAGGAGCATGGCAGGACAGTTACTCTTCGTAAAAGAGCCATGACTGCCTATTCTGCTGCTACAGGAACTCTCACCACCACCAATACGGATTACAAGGTCAAGGCTTACTTCTACGACTACACCCCGGACATGATTGACGAGAACAACATCCTTCGTGGAGATCGTCGTGTAGTCCTCTCTGACAAGCTGATTAATGGCAATACGACCCCTGCTCCTGACAGCACTGACCAGATCATCGGTGAGGGCGATACGGTTAACATCGTCAAGGTTGATGAAATCAAGTCTGCCAACAACGTGATGTGCTATCTCCTTCAAGTGAGGGATTGATATGCAGATTGGTATCTCGCAACTTGTCAAACGAGTTGAAACTCAACTCAATGAAGTCAGAGATGTGTTCCTAGAGAAGATGGCTGAAACAGCCCTGTCACTCTCCCCTGTAGACACTGGCGCATATGTAGAATCCTTTGCAATTACTACAATCTCTGGCGGGGGTCGTTCTAGGACATCTCATGGAAGACCTAAAGGACAAGACCCTGAAGCCAAGAAAAGTCAAGCCTTTGAACAACTGCTTGGTGATATCGCTGTCATTCCGCCGGATGTCACTAAGGTCTATCTGACCAATAGAGCACCACATGCAAAACAAGTAGAAGAAGATCACGGCTATGGTGTCTTTGCTGTTGTAAGAAACGTAGCCAGCAATCTCCTTGATGAAGCTGTGACAGAGGTGAGGTTCCGAGAATGAGCATAATGAATGATATCAGGGCTTGTTTGGATAATCATCTCGCTACGGCTACCGGCCTTCCCGCTATTTCCTTTCAGAATGTCCCTTACCAACAAGTCACTGGAACTCCCTACATCAAGGCCACGATGGTTCCTACACTTCGTCGCCCTGCTACCAGAGGGCCTAACCCTCAACAACTATACCAAGGTCTGTATCGACTGACTATCTGCACTCCTGAAAATGTAGGCTCAGGTGCTAACTACGATATCGTTGATGCAGTCCTAGCAAGATTTGATGCCACGACAGACATCTCCTACAATGGGTATATCGTCTCTGTCGATTATGCAGAGGTAGGAACCAGCTACCTTGATTCACCATTCTACTGCACTCCAGTCAATGTAGGCTGGTATATCTATCGCTCATAAGGAGATAACTCATGCCCTTCGCACAAGGTAGCCGTTCTGGCCTTTCGTATGTTGTCGAATCGACTTTCGGCACTACGCCTTCTACTCCCTCTCTCATTCAACTCCCCTATACTACGCATTCGCTCAACCTGACCAAAGAGCGGGTGCAGGGAAACGACATTCAGCCTGACCGTATGATCCGCACGGATCGTCATGGCAACCGCACCTCGGCTGGTGATATTACGGTTGATCTTCGTAAAGGAGATTACGATCCCTTCTTCGAGAGTGCCTTTTTCAACTCTTGGTCTACAAATGTGCTGAAGATCGGCACCACTCCGAAATACTTTTCGATTGAAGATGCTGCTGCGGATATTACCCAATTCCGTCTGTTCAAAGGTATGGCTGTTTCTTCGATGGCTGTCTCGATCCGTCCCAATCAAATGGTGACTTGCACCTTCTCGATGGTTGGTAAGGACATGACGATCAGTGGAACTTCGGACGATCCCACTAAGACTGCTTCTTCGACCAACGCTCCTTTTGATTCGTATTCGGGTGCCCTTGAGATTGGAAATGCTGGTGGTGCTCTATCGTCCATTGCTACGGTGACTGGCTTCGACTTTACTCTCTCGAACAGCCTTGCTCCCACTTTCGTTGTTGGTTCTTCCACGACCCCGCAACTTGAATATGGCATGGCGACTATCGAAGGAACCATTACTGCCTATTTTGAAGATGCCACGCTTGTCAACCGCTTCCTGAACGAGACTGAAACGGCTCTTGAGGTTGAAGTGGATGACCCGACCGGATCGAATCCCTATACCTTCCTTTTCCCGCGTATCAAGATCAATGGCGCTGATATCCCGGTTGACAATCCTCAATCGCGCATCATCACTCTGCCCTTCGTTGCGATCTATGATACCACGGAGGCTACGTCCCTGAAACTTACTCGGACGAACCCGTAATCCCCATTCGTGGGGTAGGCAGGGGCTGGTTGTCGGGGCCGCTCCTGCCGCTTATATATCTTACCCGACACTTAACAAGGAACACCCGACATGGACCTTCTAGACCTGAAGCCTAAATCTGAGACCATCGAAGTTATCTTGACCCACCCTGTAAGTCTTGAGCCGATCTGTAAAGAAGACGGAACCGAGATGTCCATCACTGTCTATGCACCTCATTCCAAGGTGTATAAGGAAGCCCTCCACGAACAGACCAATCGTCGTATCCAGAAGGCACAAAAGACCAAGAAGTTTACTCTGACATCCGAGGATGCTGAACAATCTTCTCTGGAAGTTCTTGCCCGAGTTACGAAAGAGTGGGATATTGTCGTTGGTGGTAAGACGCCGAAGATGGACTTTCAGACTGCTATGGACCTCTACAGGGAGTATCCTTGGATCAAGGAACAGATCGAGGAGGCCATTAACGACACTGCTTCTTTTTTGAAAGCCTGATTGTTGGGTTAGAGGAGTTCGCTGAACATGAGTTCAAGCTGAACATCCCCGACAAGGATGGCATTTCCAAAAGAGAGCACCTTGAACAAGTAGAAAGGCAGACTGGAGTGAGACCGAAAGAACTGGATGGACCTGAGTTCCCAGAACTTCTATCTCATATCTGGTCTGCCTTTCATGTTTTGAACAGTTCAAGGTCTGTAGGATTTAGCGGGCCTAGTCCCATCTCGTATGCGGATATCAAGGCTTGGATGGAATTGACTGAGACACCACTTACTGCCTTCGAGGTAGAAGCCATTAGGAAGTTAGACAAGGTTTATATGAGGGCTGTAAATGGCTGATCTTGCAACAATCGGTATTGGTATTGACTCTAGTCAAATTACCACAGCAAAACAAGAACTGCAAAGGCTCGGAACAGCTTTTAATAGCGCAGAGCGCAGTGCCTCTGTCTTTGTTCAGTCTTTTGATCGGGCTTTTAAGACGGCTCAACGGGATATCAAATATCTCAAAGATTCTGCTAGAGCCTTTCAAGATTTGGTCAATAAGGCCAATAATGTCACTAATGCGTATAAGTCTGCTGAAGAGTCTGCCTCTGTTTTCTCAAGAGAGTTGCAGAAGGCTGAACAACTTACGCGAAATCAGTCAAAAGCCTTTGGGGAACTTGTCAATCAAGTAAATACCTATAAGACCGCTAACAAATCTGCTGCTGATTCTGCTTCTGTGTTTGTAAAAGTTCTTCGTGAACAAGAGACCCAAGCACTAAAAACTGCCAGAGCGCACCAACAAGCAATCAATGCACAACTTGGTGTTACCCGCACTACCAAGTCTGCGGCTGATTCTGCGAGCGTATTTGCTCAAGCCCTTGAGCGTCAAGAAGCCCAAGTCATCAGAACTGGTGCAGCTACCAATGTCTCGATGCGGAGCCAAAACCAGTTTGGCCTCGTCACACAACAAGTCGGTTATCAGGTTGGTGACTTTGTTGTTCAAGTCCAATCTGGAACAAACGCTTTTGTTGCTTTTGGTCAACAGGCCACTCAGTTGGCTGGTTTGCTTTACCTCATACCCACTGCGGCGGGTGCCATCGCAGGGACAATAGCTTCTATCTTGATCCCTACGATCACTGCTGCACTCGCTTATTTTAGCAGGACTGGTGAAGCTGTTAAGACTTTGCAAGAGACGCTTCAAGGTCTTGCTGATGATACTCAGACATATCAACGTTTATCAGAGTCTCTTGAAAATGCGCTTGTCATTCCTATGGATGATGCCAGCAGGGCTTTGAAGGAATACCTTGAACTTCGTAAAGAAGCTGTTGGTGGAAATATTGTTCAGCAGACTAGGGGTGCTCTTGGGGGAATCCTGAGTCCTACAATTGCTTTGCAAAAAGACTTGGAACAGCAATTAGCTACTGAAGCAGTAATCGGGCGTCCTTTCCTTGAAGCGCAGTTAGAAGCAGTGAAGACCATTAACGAAACCCTCGCAATGGCTACTGTTGGTCCTGCGAGCGAACTTGGCCTTCGCCTTGTTGAAGCAATGGACGAGTTGGAAAGAGGTGGTATTCTCATCGAAAGTATTAGAGAACCGCTGCAAAAACTGCTTGAAGAAACTGGTTTGCTTGAACAAGCAGAAGAAGCCAACAATGTAAAGAGAGTTGAAGCCCTCGCCTTGGAGGCACAAAAAGAAGAAGCTGCTGATAGGATTCTTCGTATACGAATTGAAGAAGGACAGGCGCAAGACCGCAACAACCAACTCGCTAGAGAGGCCCAAGGACGTTACGAGAATATGAGGACTATCTCTGCACAACTTGCAGAGAACACTCGTCTTGCTGCTGAAAACTGGCTAAGAATGCGTCAATTTGAAGGGACTGCTGCTGGTCAAGCCCTTGGTCGTTATGGTGGTCGTGGAGCAACTTCTGGTCGTGCCCTAGTGGCTAATTTTGATCTTACTCCAGACCGGGATAGGGGTTCATCAAGGATTAAATCTACGATAGACCTGACCAGAGAATTGACTGCTGCTGAACAGCAACGCCTTGACTTGCTACAAACCATTGAAGGCTCCCTTGAGTCTGGTTTCATGTCTATGGTGGATGGAACCAAGAGCGTCAAGGATGCTTTTCGTTCTATGGCTAGGGACATCATTGCTGAACTCTATCGAGTTCTTGTTGTTCAACGCATCGTTGGCTCTATCATGGGGTTTGTTAATCCTTCTGCGGCTATGTTGGCCCCGGGCATTCCTGCGCCTCCTATGAGACCTAGAGCGGCTGGTGGTTCGATCATGCCGGGAGGCACTTACCTTGTTGGTGAGAAAGGCCCTGAGATCATCCGTCCTCGTCATAGTGG